ACTGCCGAGTATATGGAGGTGCATGATGCCGAGGAAGAAGAAAGAAAAGTATCACGATCTGGGACAACACATGGGGATGCTGATGATGTCGGCCCGGATGAGTCCGAGGGAGTTAGCGGATCGGACGGGGACAACAGAGACGCACATAACAGAGATGTTGTCGGGGAAACGGAAGCCAGAAGCGTGGATAACGACTATGCTGGCGAAACAGGCGAAAGCGCTAAAGAAGGTGAGTGATGGCTAGATCAAAGCAAACTGATAACAATTTGGTGGCGCTGTTTATACGAGTGCCTGACGAGGTCAATGCAGACCTAGAATTGCTGGCAGAAAAAGAGGAAATATCAAAATCAAGATTATGCACGAAGATATTGAAACGCGGTTTGGATAAATACGAAGTCCAGACTGTCCCTTCGTGGATGTCGGAGAATGATTGATTGCATATATTTCTGCGTGGAAGGCCAGCCAGTAGGCAAGGGCAGGCCGCGCTTTGGTAATGGGCGTGCGTACACGCCTAAAAAGACTGTGGAATATGAGCGCCATGTGGCGCACCAATGTCAGATTATGATGGAGAAGTGGAAGCTAGACCCAGTGGGATTACCGATAAAACTTCATGTCCATGCTCGATTCGAGATTCCTAAATCATGGACTAACAAAAAGAAAGAATTAGCAGAAAAAGAATTGATCTATCCCAACAGACCCGACATAGACAACATTGTCAAAACCATAATGGATGGCATGAATGGCGTGTTATATGAAGATGACTGTCAGGTGTATGAGGTTTTGGGGACAAAGAAGTATTCGAAAACGCCGGGCGTGACAGTATTAGCAACGTGGAGTGAATAATGAGCAAAATAAATATAAACGAAGTATTAGAGGATGAATTCAGGATATGGCTAAAAGAAGCACTAGAATTAGTTAAGAGTGATGAATTAAGTAACGCCATTCTGCGCGACTTAGTGCGTGCTATACACAGGGAAGGACACACCAAAGATTCATATGCCGCACTTGGTGAATCATTATACTCTGTAGCGCATGGTGTGTGTGCTGAACACAATGAATACAAACAAAGACTATTCGAGGCGTTTAGCGAATAATGAGTACATGGCTGGTTATTATCGTTACATTTATCTATGCGTTTGTTGCGATAGATCAGATGAATAAAGGAAATCTAGGACTCGCCACAGTCTACTTCGGCTATACGATTGCAAATTTCGGGTTGGTTGTGGTGGTTGAATAATGCTGAGGCATGTTGATTTATGTTCTGGTATCGGTGGCTTTGCCCTAGGCTTTGAATGGGCTGGATTGTCTGAGCCAGTTATGTTTTGTGATACTGAGAAGTGGTGCAGACAAATACTAAAAAAACATTGGCCTGATGTGCCAATCACAGAAGATGTAAAGGAGTTAGCGAGTGACCCAGAAAGATATGTTCCAGACTGCGACATCCTCACAGCAGGCTACCCATGCCAGCCCTTTAGTGTTGCCGGGAAGCAAAGGGGCGAGAAAGATGACCGCCATATCTGGCCGTACATCCGCAAAATTGTTGCACACAAAAGACCCACTTGGTGCGTTTTCGAAAATGTTTATGGTCATGTCGCATTGGGACTCGACAAAGTGCTTGCTGACTTGGAAGCCGAAGGCTACTCCAGCAGGGCGTTTATTGTTCCAGCTTGTGGTGTCGATGCCCACCACAAAAGAGACAGACTTTGGATTGTGGCTTACTCCGAATACGATGGATCATCTCCCGATCAGGTCAGAGGAGGCCTTGAAGAAGCAATATCAGAAAAATCGACAAGGGAGAACAACACACGCAACACTGAGAGAGCAAGTAGCATATCCACCGCCAGAAAAGATGTGGCCGACACCAGCCGCGTGCGATTACAAGGGAGCGCCGAGGAACAGATACATGGGAAGTCCGACCTATCGAGGAAATCTAGACGAGGCCGTCAGGACATCGAAAGACGATGGCCAACTGAATCCAGCGTGGGTAGAGTGGCTGATGGGATACCCAGAAGGATGGACAGAATTAAAGGACTAGGAAATGCAATAGTCCCACAAATAGCACAACGAATAGGGAATACGATAAAAGAATATGAACGATCTACCAGCGCTTGATTTAGATTTTACAAAAAGTCCTACAGTATGGAAGTTCTTGAACAGCGATTCTTTTGTGCGAGGATTGATGGGGCCAGTAGGATCAGGAAAGTCCTATGGGTGTGCCGCAGAGATCATGTTGCGTGCGGTCAAACAAAAGCCTAGTCCTAGGGATGGCATCCGATATACGCGATTTGTTGTGGTCCGGAATACTTATCCTGAGCTGAGAACAACCACAATCAAGACTTGGCAGGAGTTATTCCCGGAATCCACATGGGGTGGCATGAGATGGCAACCGCCTATCACGCACCACTTGAAGTTACCACCTAGGGGTGACGCGGCAGGAATTGACTGTGAAGTCATATTCCTTGCCTTAGACACGCCTCAATCCGTAAGAAAACTATTATCCTTAGAAATCACAGGTGCGTGGTGTAACGAGGCAAGAGAATTACCTAAAGCCGTTATTGATGGTTTAACGCATCGTGTTGGTCGTTATCCAACTAAAGCTGATGGCGGTGCTACATGGCATGGCATATGGATGGATACTAACCCACCAGACAGTGACCATTGGTGGCATAATGTATCAGAGAAAAAACCAATAACAGGTAAATATGGCTGGGACTTTTTCAGACAGCCCGGTGGTGTGTTAGCATGTAAAGAGGAAGATTTACCCGACAATCCTGAGGCTAATGGATTCATCTTCAGTGCTGGTAAGTGGTGGATGGTGAATCCAAGAGCTGAGAATGTGAACAATCTACCCGGTGGCTACTATGAACAGCTACTCGGTGGTAAAAACGCTGATTGGATCAGATGTTACGCGCAGGGTATGTTTACCTTTGTTCAAGAAGGTAGACCCGTATGGCCTGAATATGATGATGAAATGATGTCAGGCGAGCCAGAGTTTGATCCTATGTATCCCCTACAAATTGGAATTGACTTTGGTTTAACGCCAGCCGCTATCTTTGGTCAGCGCACAACAGGTGGCGCATGGCGCATATTGGATGAGCTGGTCACGTTCGATATGGGATTAGAAAGATTTGGTCAAGAATTAATCGCTAAGATTTCCGCGAGCTTCCCGAAATCAGAAGTGATTATCTGGGGTGATCCAGCAGGTGTGAAGCGTGATGAAATCTATGAGGTAACAGCGTTTGACCATCTAAGATCGCTAGGGTTCAAAGCCCAACCAACAGAATCAAATGCTTTTAATGTTAGGCGCGAGGCGGCGGCATCGCCTATGTGTCGATTAGTCGATGGCAAGCCGGGCCTAAAAGTACATAAAAAATGTAATCGTTTGCGTAAAAGTTTGTCAGGCGGTTATTTCTTCAAGAGACAATCGCTAGGAGCAGGGCAAGAAAGGTTTAAGGATCAGCCAGTAAAGAATGAACATTCGCATTGTGGTGATGCGTTTGGCTATCTCATGCTGGGCGGCGGTGAGCATAGAAAGCTAAGACGAGGCACATACGGCAATGCTGGGGGTAAAACCTATACCGCCAATGTAGACTTCGAGGTCATATGATAACCATTGCATCGGCTAGACTAGATAGTGACAAACAAATAATTCCATTTCATCCACAGCATCTGCACAGCATCGAGCTTAAACAATTTGAGCTTGAATACTTAGAAGCATTCCCTGATTACTTTGAATACGTTGCCCTAAACTACGATCCCAATAGATCGTGGACTGGGATAGTGCGTGGAAAGATTGTGTGTATCTTCGGGATAACCATGCTCTGGCCGCGTGTTGCCGAGGCTTGGATGATCCCATCAGTCCATATAAAAGACAGTCCGATAGCGGTTGCAAGAGCCGCAAAGAAGATAATTGCTGAGAGTGCTAGCGAATTAGGACTAAACCGATTGCAGATATGTGTCAGAGTAGACAATGTGATAGCGTATCGCTTTGCAAAATCTCTAGGCTTCAAGGTAGAATGCGAAATGAAAGAGTATGGCCCAGAAGGGGCTGATTATTACTTAATGTCTAGGAGATAGTATGGGCGGTTTATTCAGTAGTCCTAAAGTACCAAAAGTTCCTCAAGAGACTTTAGATGCACAAAAACGAGCAGAAGAAAAAGCGGCGGCTCAAGAGCGTGAGCAGATGCGTCAAATATCTGCGCGTAAGAAATCACGCAGAACAGGTGGTGTTAGATTACTCATGGGTGATCCCACTGCGGCTGAAGATAAAGATACATTAGGGAGCTAATATGGATTTTCCTAGTGCTAGAAAGTTATTTGAGCGCAATGTATTACAAAAGGCGTTGAGGTCTGAAATAAATCTCGACTTAGTTAATCAAGCGCGTGATATTCAAAAGCGTTTTGATATTAGCAATGAAGATTTCGAAAAGATTTTCATGCCAGCGCCTGAATCTCAAGCAAAACAAAAGCTAGGATTCAAAGGTGATATGAGAAGCGCGGCAGTTTATGGTAAAGGCGATTACGGCACATTGCCAATATCAGAAGTACCAACACCATTAAAACAGCGTTTTGCAGGCTACAGGGTTGAGCTTCCATCTAACAAAACACGCGCACGCGCACAAGCAGAGCCAGTTCGATTGGCGCTCACAGGCTATGGTCAAAAACTGTTCGATAGAGCTGGAGAGATTGCGGCAATACGAGCTGAAACTGAGCGTATGCGTGGTGATAGATATGGCGCAGTTCGAGCGCGTAGAACAGGATCGGTTAGACGATAATGCCAAAGAAGGAATATCAAAATCCTAAAGGCGGCCTAAATCAAAAAGGTCGTGATTATTTCAACAGAACAACTGGTTCTAATCTAAAAGCGCCAGTGAAGTCAGGAGATAATCCTAGGCGTGCATCTTTTCTTGCTCGAATGGCTGGTAATTCTGGGCCAGAGCGAGATAGCAAAGGAAATCCAACAAGGTTGCTGTTATCGCTAAGAGCATGGGGAGCATCATCAAAAGCTGATGCCAGAGATAAAGCGAGAAACATCTCTAAAAGGAATGAGAGTAAAAATGCCTAATCGCATATTGATGAATGAGCAAGAGCTGATAAATCCTGTAAATGCTGAGTTTTTTAAGAAGTTCCATGATGATGTTGTTAGGTCTGGCAGGGCTGTGACTGAAAACGGCAAGACTACAACAATGCGTATTGTTGGGGTAGAAGTTAATGGTAAAGAGTATCTATTGCCATCTTTTGATCCACAGACAGGCAAAGTCATAAATGACTACGATAAGCTGGTTGATAAATATATGCCAGACATCAAGGCAGGAAGAATCAAAGGATATGACGATTACAAACAAGCAGAAAGAGATAGAAAAATCTTCTATCCACAAATTGTAGGGAAACAATAATGCCTAAGTTAAATGTGAACACACTGCTAGAGCGTGAAGCTAAAGCACAGACAAGGAAGGATGAGTTCAGATCAATCTATGAAGATTGTTATGAGTTTGCATTACCACAAAGAAACCTATATTCAGGTTATTACGAAGGCAAGGTTGCTGGTAAAAACAAAAACGCTAGAGTCTTTGATTCAACAGCTATTCATTCTACTCAACGATTTGCTAACAGAATCCAAGCAGGTTTATTCCCACCAGCTAAGAAGTGGTGCAAGTTAGAGCCGGGCAGTAATGTTCCTGATGAGATTAAAGATCAGGCGGCAAGCACACTAGATGCTTACACAAACATTATGTTCGATTCATTACGCCAAACATCATTTGACCTAGTGATGGGTGAGTTCTTGCTTGATCTAGCAGTCGGCACAGGCGTTATGATGATTACTGCTGGCGATGAAACCACACCAGTCAAGTTCACAGCAATTCCACAATACTTGGTTGCTATTGAAGAAAGTGTTGATGGTCAGGTAGATACTATATTCAGAAAGATACGCATGAAGGCAGAAGCTGTACCGCGTGAGTTTAAGAATGTAAAAAGCATGGAGCTGGAAGAAGCGATTGCCAGAAATCCACAGCAAGAAATAGATTTATTTGATTGCGTGATATATGACCATGAATCAGGTCGTTATCACTATCATGTTATATGGCCAGCTAAGAGAGCTGAGGTTGCGTACACAGAAATGCGCTCTAATCCTTTTGTTGTTGCTCGATATATGAAGGTAGCAGGCGAAGTCTATGGTCGTGGCCCTTTAGTCACAGCTATCAATGACATTAAAACATTAAACAAAACACTAGAGCTATTACTCAAAAATGCGAGTTTAGCTATTGCAGGTGTATATACTGCGGCTGATGATGGAGTGTTGAATCCTGAAAATATCAAGATTCAGCCCGGATCGGTCATATCAGTAGCAAGGAATGGCGGCCCACAAGGGGCATCTTTGCAACCATTACCCAGAGCTGGTGACTTTAATGTAAGTCAAATTGTTATCAACGATCTTCGCATGAACATCAAGAAGATTATGATGGATGACACACTACCGCCTGATAACATGAGTGCAAGGTCGGCAACGGAGATTGCCGAGCGAACAAGAGAGCTGGCAACAAACCTAGGTAGCGCTTTTGGTCGTTTAATTACTGAGACTATGTTGCCCATCGTCAGTCGCATTATGTACGTTTTAGATCAGCAGGGGATTATCAACTTCCCAGCTAAAATCAATGGACAAGATATTAAGCTGGCGGCAGTTAGTCCATTGGCACAAGCGCAGAAGTTACAGGAAGTAAACGATCTAATGCAGTATGTTCAGATTGCAGGACAGATGGGGCCAGAAGGTCAAGCCACATTATCTATCCCAAGAATA